TATCCATGCAACTTAATTCACCCGGTTGAGAACCGGTAACTTGATTTGCTCTTAACGGGTCTTCTTGACACCTAGAGACTCTGGATTTTCTTTCCTACGACGCATATATTCGGCTGTTGAAAGCTTAGCGGCATCGACCTTTCCACCAGAATTACCGGGGGCAGTTCCGCCACCAATACCTGATACAACGTTTGGCTTGAATAGATTACCATAGACTTCTCGCAACTCCTTCATACGTTTCACGGCATCCGAGGGGGCGCGACGAGTAACCTGATGGGCACCTGTCTCGCTATTGATATCCTCAAGATCCACGATTACATCAAAGGTTCCAGTACCCTTACCATGTTCATCCATCTTCTCGGTAACCTTAGTCATCGGGCGTAGGAGTGAAATCATCTGTGAGGTATTGAAAGCTTCATGCTGGACGGCGGCGTCTTGTAGGGTTCGGTCCATCAAAGTTTGCTTGAATTGACCTTCCCAACGAATGGCGTCTTCCTTCCACTTGTTAGCTTCTTTCGACAACGCTTCCTCAACCCTCTTTTTCTCATTTAGCAAAGTCTCTTCCTTTGTTAAATAAGTCTTCTGTACATCCTCCAATTTGGCTTCAAGTTGGGCTCGTGTTTCCTTGGTGAGGTTCTGATCTTCTAAAGCCGTTTGATACATACCTTCTAGTTCTTGGTACTTCTCAACTAGCTTATGTCGATCCTTTGCTACGATGGCATTGACTTGATCCTGGTTGAAAGAATCAACCTTCTTAACCTTTCCAGCCTTAGCAGCATCAACAGCGTCCGCAGCAGCCGAAGCAGCTTCAGCAGCCGCAGCGATAGCCGCATCGTCAGTAATCTCTTCACCATCAAACATCGACAACGAAACCTGTAATAGATAATTCATTCTATTCTCCTAATGACTCCCTGCATTTAAGTACATGCCACCCGCAGGTGTAATGGCTATGTATCCCTGGCTGCGAGTTCCCAGGTTAATTTACTCTCGCAGTAGTAACGGCACGACCATCTCGTAAAAATGGTTTCAAGATTCGCCATGCCATTGCACTCGGTATGCCATGTAAGATATGCTCAATAGGTTGCTGGTCTCGATTGTATGCGGTTCTTACACCAGCATAACCTTGAGAAGCAGTACCTAAATTTTCTAGTTCAATATCAGGATCAACACCGTCTAATAGAGCTAGAGCAATCTCAAAACAAGCAGTTTCAATATCCGCAAGAACCACTGTGTCAGCGTCCCGTGGAAATTCTAATTCTTGGGAAGCTTCTGCGACCCGCCTATCTGCGTACTCTACATCCTCGTAAGAAGCCGCAGCTTCTAATACTAGATATACAGCATGTTTATATCCTTTGTAATTTAATCTGTCGATAATTCTAGTGGCCATATATAATGACTTAGTTTGGTTTCCAACAGATTCATTATCCCAGGCATCAGTATGCAACCGGGTAAGAAAATATGAATTAGCATTTGCAAGTGAACCATACATACTAGTCATTGGACTTCTCCTTACCTGGGCCGCGCACAGGCGGGGTTGTGTCAGCATTCATAGTTGTGTCTCTGGACTCGGCCTTTTCATCTTTAGCTGCATTTAAATTCGTAGCCATATCGGGGATTCCTCTGGCTGCTGGATTAGCACTTGCGCCAGCACCACCACCCTTGGACTGTGCTACTGCAATACGCTCTAGACGAGCAACATGGTCATCACTTGCCTTAACCGCTTCACTAGCATTAAAACCAAGTGCTAGACAAGCTGTTACGTCCCCAACTGCACCAGAATCCTTAGCCTTTAAGATAATATCTGGATCACTCGTTGTATATGGTGCGGTATCAATCTCTTCATTGATAATCTCTAATGTTTCAACTGAAATACGCCCTGAGAGTAGTGATGTAACGATACATTTTGCAAGTTCACGCTTCACAGTTTGTCCAGGGACCGCATACATTAGATCATTTAGCTTCTTGGCTTCGTCTAGGCGTGCGACATCGGATTTAAGACTATACCGGTCTGGGTATTTAATCACTGGAACTTTACGTTGGCTTTCAGATTTCTCCTCATAAGCTGTCCAATGATCGGCAATACGACGTTCGCCATTTTCCAGTACCATACCAATAAAGGATAGTCCAGCTTCTAGACCTTGATTATCCATATCTTTGGACTCGGCTGAAATAGCTTTACCAACTTTATTAGCAACAGCTAGATTTACTAGTTTACGAATATCGTCTTCCAGTTTCTCCTGTAACTTAATTGAGATGACTAGCGGCTCGGGGGATGGATGAATAAATCCAGGGCGTTCTGCTCGTAGGTCGTATGTACGACCCTGTGTAACACCAATCTGTAGTTCGGTTGATGCACTAGGCTGACCACCCGCACTGGCAGTTCCATCACCAGTTGTTGCATGCTTTAGATGGTCACCAACAGCCCGTAGATCTTTTTGTTCTGTATAGAATGGGAAGTTAGCCTTAAGAGCATAGGCAACGTCGCTGGACCCGAGATTTAATAGTGCAATCTGATGTTTGCATACGTCCTTTAGAACGCTATCGCCAATATCTAAGAGTGTAAATGGTATCTTGGTTAATTCTAGGACGATTGGATCTACCGCCATTAACTCAACATTATCGGCTGTAATTGGCTTGCCATTCACATTAAAGAATTGCACATTTACTTTGCCAGTGTCAGGATTGATAAATACAAAGCGGTATCTCTCATAGCTACCCTTGGGAAGCTTTACCGCTAATTGACCACTATACTGCGTTAGATCCCCGTAGTCAATACAATGATCTTTCAGCAGTACCGCTTGGAATTCAGATTTTTGATCTGGTCGGCTAGATGTCCAAGATAGAATATCTTCCACTGGATACATATAAACATACGGACGTGCATTGGCAATACCGGCTAATGTTGAGGCTTGGATTACCGGGGAGTCAACATAAACACCCACCCGACCCATGATAAGTAGCTCAGTTAGTACTTCATAACCCATGAAAGAAGTCATGTTTGAACCGCGTTGATCTACACCCCCGTCCAAGCCTTCCATAGCTGTTTGGTAGGTGGTACTGCCATCTTTTCGCAACACATCTCGCATACGTTGGAAAATTGAATTACGAATGTCATTTACGGCGGCCTTAGCGAATGCGGGGCAGGGTGTTATTTGACGACGATTATTAAAATCGTAGTCAGTTTCTCTGTTGGTGAATTTCTGTAAATAAGTATAAGAAAAATCATCCCCACCATTATACACAGAACGCCACAAATCCCAAAAGACTTGGTCTCGGTAGTAGTTCGGATTACGATAGTCGATGATAAGTTTTTCAGGAAATGCCATTATTTACCCTCAAATATTTTGTGGCCGACATCTGTTTTGTTTATAGGAATGCTTTGACGGGCTGGTTTTGAACATAACTAGCGGCCAATGGTAACGCCATTTCTGCGTAATTTAAAGCGTGTGCAAAGTGATCTGGTCCGGTATCAGCATAACTTGCAACATAATTACCGGTGTTATCTTTTTCGTAAATCCTAACTAAACTCTTGATATGGTCCCTAAAACTAAGACTTACATCCCGTGGCAGTATGATACGTTTGTTGTGGAACCGACCAAGTGAAGCATCCAGCCAAGAGGTTCTATCGACTGTTGCGGTGGGCGTACCTAGTTCATCTTCCGCCACAGTCATCTCTTTTCCAGTACGGCCTCCTCTGTAATTGCAGAGGGTGACGTACCCCGGAAATCTTCGTGCAAAGCGTCTTGCGTCTGTTGTGAACGGCATAGCATCAATCACACATGCAAGCACCTGCCACTCCCTCATTAGGTTATCGAGTCTATCAAATTCGGCAGCCAGTACCGTACCTTCATATAGTAGCTTTCCTGTCGAAGCCGCATTAACATCCCGCCCCATTTTCTCGATAAACCACTCAACTACACAAATATGGCAAGTAGTTCCAACGTCAATCCCCATCGTAATTAGACGTTCACCACCAACTCGCGGAGGTTGATCTTGCTTTGTATGCGATCCTAAGCAATCATCAATCAAGTCGTCCGTAACTTTAGCACCATCTCCGATATATGGCTGTCCGAGTTTTGAATTATAAAATTCAGTGGCAGCCGCTTCATCACCAAGCCCACGGAAGTGGGCGATAACTAACTCAGACGCCGAAACCGTATACGAATATAATTGGTTGAGATGGAAACTACGATGATCTGGATTACATTCATTTGAATAGGCGACCCACTTACCTGTCGAAAGAAACTGTGGTTTCTCTTCCTTCTCAATTCTTCCTTTACATTCTTTACACTTTAGATAAGAGTCTTTGCACCGTGGATCAGTAACGGATTCCCCAATAATCTCAACACAATCGGGCCACACAAATTCAGTAATCTTGCTGCATTTAGGGCAGGTAAACATATACCGTTCTTGAGTGCCTTGCTGATATAACTTGTGGATTCCTTTGTTTGGTAGTTTAGGTGTCGAGATTGCCCAGATGTTCTTCACACGCTGTCCGCTTAATCGTTCCAGTGCCAACCAAATCTGATCCTGATCCATTTCGTCTAATTCATCAAGAATCAGCGTCGATACAGGGATTGACTTTAAGTTGCTATCTCCGCGAGAACCTCTGATGTATAGATTCACGCCACCCGCTTGCTTCAAACTAATCGTATTCGTGTCAGTGAAAATTGATTCAAGATAAGGACTGTTAAGTAGTGCCGCCTTGAATCGTGATTTGGAGAAGTCTGCTGCATTGATTGCTGTTGGCAATACGTAAAGTACATCTCTTTTAAGTATGTCGATTGTATAAAAGGCACGGTTAATAGCGACTTCTGTAATCCCTAATTGGGCACCCTTCATCGTCGAATTAAATGGAGCCAATGAGTCGCTGATTTCGCGGGCCCACGGATGATATTTAAAACTGTATTGCCCTGGGAAGGGTTCGCCCATAAATCTACGATATTCTGACCATCGTGAACAAGTCGATAGAGTCTGGCTTCGTAAGCCGGATGCAAGAGCCTCTTTAAATATGTTAGATAAGTCTTGCATTATTTTCAGAGCCGATTTGTATTAACAGATTCGCTGATATTGTTCGGTGCGGCCATCTGCTCGGCTCAATAAGGTTGTGTTTCGTCAATGGCCAAGAATAGTGGCAGTAGACTCAAAATAAGTTTGAGTACTAGAAACCAATTTTCTTTTAGCCACGTTAGGATGCTGCTCAATGGACCTGTCTTAGGAACCAGTTTCTCTACTTCTACAAGTAGATTAACCCATTCTCCCCGTTCATTGTGTCGATTAGGTCGTCGGTAAGCGTCCAGTAGAATTGAATAGTCTTTGCTAGAGAGATTATTACGACTCTCTATCAATGCCCGTCGATATAAGGGTCTAAATGTTACCATAATTTGTAATCCGCCACTTTCAATTTTCTACGTAAGTCTTCAATGGAAATCTGACCGACAATTCTTGCTTTTTCTTTATTGTCAACTAAGATAATTGTTGTCGGAAGTGCTGTAATCTCATATTGCTTTGTGAGTTCTTTTTCTTTATTGATTTCAATAATCTGTATTGAATAACCTTCTTCACGTAACTGGTCGATAATTGGTCGCATTGCTTTGCAACCGCCACAATACGACGATGTAAAATACAGAGTAATCATCGGAATAACCTTCGAAAGAAATCACGCACCGGGCGTTTTGGTATCATATCATAATCAGGTGTTGTTGGTTTCGCGGGTTCGGGGATCACGGTTGTTGCATCTGCGAGTATTCTGAATAAATCGCCCAAAGTTGTTGCCCAGTTAATTGGCTTCTTTTGGACTATTGTTAGAAGAAGTGTTCGTAACCATACAACAAATTTTCTACAAAGAACTATCATTATAAATACCTATATTTATCGGGATGTAATCCACGATTTATGCGACTTATCAATGTACCATAGTTAATATTTAACTTATTTGAAGCTTCTTTAATACTCGAATATATAGTGCCCTCAACCACAACCGCCCTCGCATTGGGATGGTCGCCACCATGTTTTTGGGATTGGCTCATTTTTAATCTGGTCTCCATCGACGGCTTCTTACCAAGGTGGGCTAAGCTCAGTTTTTTCCTCTCATTGGGGTCGGAAAATCTTCGTAATAAACTTAGACGTATATTATTTCTTGTTTCTAAGGACACAAATTTCCCTGTTTCGGATTGACTTATTTTCTGTCTATGTTCTGGGGTTAGGGGGATGCCAGTCCGCATTCGTGCCATGCGCCTCAAATGTTCCGAAGAAGCATTGCAACCTACTGAACCTTCTCCACCGTCTGTTAGATTATAGCCATTTGGCGCCCGGGTACTATATTCTTTGATGTATTGTTGTTCTAATGTTAAGATATAGTCTCTTGAACCGATTATTAAAATCTCAAAATAAAATTGGTCGAGTCCATATTTTTGTATTGCCCCTGAAATCGCCGTTCTTGTTTTTCTATTCCTATGTGCCCACCAGCGTTTTGTTATATTATTAGTGATACCAATATACTTTTTATTATTCAATAAATTTGTAATTTGATACAAATAGTAGTTTCGCATCTAAACCTCAATTATAAAAGATCGTAGTTTTCTCGGGGGTATCCAGCATAACTTGAAATTGCAATACTATCACCCTGTTCGCAGATTCGCGAAATGACACTAGCGTCTGCCCAGAATGACCCGACTGGTTGATTCAATTTTGTCCCACCGTCTACGAAATTACCCCAACTGTTAATGATACAACCACCAGGACGGTCGCATTCTTCATCAATTCCAGCTAGTAGCATCGAGTGACTCCACTTTCCGCCTGGGCTGAGATACCCATTCTTATCACGACCACCGCGAGTAATAAATCCTTGGTTGCTACAAAGAATTACTGGGTATCCATTGTAAATACAATCCCGTGCTTCGTCCCACGATTGAACTAGTGCAGCCCAACCGATTGGATGCTGACGGCAAAGTGGTTCAAGTTCGTCTGGCACACCCGACCGACCAAGACTATCCGCAACTGAACCACTGTAGGTTGTGAAGTCATATTCACCATATTTTTGTCGGAGTAACACACCGTATTTCTTTAGGAAATGTGCGGCAAGATAGCCATCCATACCACCGCCACGGAAGGACTTGTTGTAAATATCCCGTCCGATTTCTATCCTACCACCGCCATAAATAATCTCGGTAGCAGCTTTAGCAACCCACCGTTGTGGAGAGTTCCTCTTGACAATTTGAATACCAGTCAAGAGGTCCACACCCAAGCCATATGCCATTGCCACACAATCGCCAGTTTCTTGATTATGGGGCTGTAAGGGTCCGCCCGATACTTGTTCAAAAAATGGCCAGAGTGTTGCTTGCTTACCGGCTCCGGTACCTCGTATTTCAGCATCAAGCTGATTCATAAAGGGTTTCTGATTTAACTGTATGAACTTCTTGCGATTTTCTATACTTCTGACCCAACCACCTTGAACGGGTTGCTCGTCTTTAGCCATTTTAATAGCCGCTGGCGTGTAGTCTCCAAGAGCATTTAGTAGGCGATCACCAAGGATCAAACCAGCCCCCGATACCACAGTTAGTTTTAAGAA